ATGGCACCGGCAATCCGCAATCGCTCGTTTTTCAGCGCCACAGTGACCTCAGCGCGCGTTCTCAATAAAATGCGGAACATGTTGCTGGACTGGCAAGCGGACGCCACAGAGGAGATCGTGGACGTAAATACGGGGGAGATCGTGACAGCCTACAAGGAGACCGGACTCGCCAAGTTCCGCGAGCGTTCCGCGGAGTTTCTGATTCAAGAGGGACTGGCAACGCCTGCCGACTACAAGGACACCAAGATCACCAATGTCATTTCAAACGCTCGTTTACAGTTGATCTACAACACCAACCTAGAGCAAGCGTCAACCTTCGCTCAATGGCAGGGAAGAATGCGCAACGAGGACTGGCTGAATCTCAATCCCGCGGCTCGCTTTGTTCGACGCCCGGGAGCGCGCATCAAGCGGCAGCGACATGTTGAAGCCGAGGGTGACGTGAGACGCTGGGATGACTTCGCCTATTGGCAATTCCAGAACGCAGCAGACATCGGTGGCTTCGACGTGCCATGGGGACCATTCGGCTTCAATTCATACATGATTCAGGAGCCTGTCAAACGAGCCGAAGCCGAGCGTCGCAAGCTTGTGAGAAAAGGCGAACGGGTCAAAGCTCCGAACGTCGCGCAATTTGGCGTTGACCTAGGGAAACAGTTCAACGCTGGAGTCGATGCTAACATCGATGACCTCACGCCCGAACTGGCAAACGAAGCACGGAAAACGATCACCGACAGGCTCGGACCGCAAGCAATCGGTCGTGACGGAAAACCCACACTCGACGCGCTCAAACAGGCGCTTAGGATGTGATAACCAAGATTTTACTAAGCCATGAAAACACGTCAAGTTCAAAAAAACGAACCCTCGCAAGATCAAGGGAAGAAAGTTCGCGGTCGTCCAACTTTGGCGAATGACGAGCGCAAAAACAAGATCCTCGACGGAATCTCGAAAGGCACGCCATTGACGGTCATCTGTCGCGAAATTGGCATTGCTGACTCGACGGTTCGCGATTGGATGGGCAATGACGAAATCTTTTCACGCGACATCGCGAGCGCGAGAATACTTGGTTTTGACGCGATAGCAATGGAAGCGCTCAGGATAGCCGACACGCCATTGGAGGGCATCGAACACACCGACACGCCAGACGGTCCGAGGATCAAGCGTGCCGACATGCTGGGGCATCGCAAGCTACAAGTAGAGACGCGTCTTAAGCTCCTCGCCAAGTGGGACCCGAAACGTTACGGCGACATGGTTCGCCAAGAGATCAGCGGTCCAGACGGCGCACCGATTGCTCAAGCGACTGTTTCACTCTCACCTGAGCAAGAAGGAAGTCTCAAGGATCTTGTCGAACTAGCGAGAGGCAAAGCGAAAAAATGACCCCGACAGAATTCTGCGTCCGAGTTCTCGGCATCGTGCCATACCTCTGGCAGTGCGAAGCCATGGAGTCGGTCGCGATGGAACAACCGACCAGCGTGGTCGCGGCAAACGGCAGCGGTAAAACGGCGCGACTTGTGGCACCGCTCGTTCTATGGTTCCTGCACGAATTCCCGCGCGGTCAGTGCATTTTCACCAGCGGCTCGTGGATGCAGATCGAAAAGCAGCTCTGGGGCGCGGTCAAGGTCTATCAGCACCGATTCCCTCACTGGCGGTTCATGTCGGAGGAATTGCGCACGCCTGAGGGAGGCTACGCGTTCGGATTCTCGACGGACAACCCGGGGAGAGCGGAAGGTCATCACCCGAAAATCGGAGGAGATGTTGACCCTGTATTCCTCATCATCGATGAAGCTAAGACGGTGCCAGACTCGATCTTCGAGGCATTCGACCGATGCACGCGGAAAATGGAACTTTGGGTGTCGTCACCGGGGGCGCCGCGCGGTCAGTTCTACGACAGCTTCCACAAGAACTCATCGCTCTACAAGACGATCAGGGTGCCATCGACAGACTGCGCTCACATCAGCGCGGAGAAGCGGGAACTGGACCGAATCAAGTATGGCGAATCACATCCGCTCTACCGATCAAAGCACCTCGCCGAGTTCACCGAGGACTTCGACCGCTTGGTTCTCGCTCCCGATCTGCTACGCAATGCACTCGATGCTCAGCCGAAGCAAAACGCTCACGGCGAGATCGTAGCATTCTGTGACTTCGCCGCGGGACGGGACGAAAACGTTCTGGCAATTCGCCGCGGGAATCACGCTCGCATCGTCCGAGCATGGCAGGAGCGAGACACAGTGCAGGCGGCACGCGAATTCATACAGATGTTTCAAACAGAAGGACTAACCGCCGGTCAGATTTGGGGAGACGCCGACGGACTCGGCACCGGCTTCTGCGACCAGTTCGCGGAGATGGGCTGGCACATCAACCGCTTCCACGGAGGCAAACCTCCGAGCGAGAAGGACGAATACGCCAACCTGATCGCACAGGTCTGGCACGTTGCCAGTCGCGAGATCGAGCGTGGACGAATTCACGTCGGTGAACTCGACCCGACAACGTTCTCTCAGATCACCACGCGGAAAAGCGAGTGGAACGAAACCGGCAAGCTTCGCGTCGAATCAAAGGAAAAGATGGCAGCGAAAAGCATGAAGTCACCGGACCGTGCGGACGCATTGCTTGCTTGCATTGCACTCGGCAGTCGCATCAGCGGAGCCATGACGGGAGCGGCATCGGTTACCACATCGCGGAACACTTTCGCCAGCCGAACGGTTCGAGGTTTTAACGCTCTGTGATTTTATTGTTGACGCTTGTCAAAAAACAAGTGATTCTCTGCGTGCTATGAACTACCAGAACAAAGAAGAATGGGTCAATATTGCAAAAAGAATTTTACCCGCAAAGATTTATGAGACATGGGAATTGCGAGAAATTCAAGAAATGAGTTTTCCTGACATGGAGATCAAATTGAATGAGGATAAATTAAGGCTCTACTTTAGACACAAAAAAGCACAAGCGGAGGTTATGGTATGGGTAAATGATCCAAAAAGAGAAACCTTTGATACTTTAAGCACTGTCGCTTATAACGCTTTGCGTAATTTCGGAGTTAAAAACAAAAAGCACGCACTGCAACTATTCAATGAAGGCGAATTACACCCAGTAAAATTGAGAAACTACGGATGGAAAGCACATGGTGAAGTCTGCGAATGGCTGGGAGTAACGATGAGCAGAGAGAATCCACAAAAAAAAGAACTGCAAATTTATGCAAGAATTCTGTCACGACTTGAAAAGAGATTAGAATCAGCTCCAGAGGATTTCATAGACGAGGTCAATGAAGAAATTCAATTATTGAAAAAATGGAAAAGACTGATCAAAACACATTGGTGATAAACGCTCTGTGATTTTACGCTTGCCATAGGCTCTGTGACGTGCTATTGCGATGCTCACCATGACCGCAGACGAAAGAAAAGGCATCGTAGCGCCTTTGCCAGCTTCCTACCGCACGCAGGACTATGACCTTGCAAACGTGACGCCAGAGCAAGTGCGCAGCATTCTACGCAACGTGCGCACCGGCAAGCTGGAAGATCAGGATCGACTCTTTCGCATGATGGTCGATTCTTGGTCGCGTCTGCGCAAGTGCATCAACGAGATCGCCGGTAACGTCACGTCATTACAAATCGAGGTTAAGCCAGGCATTCGCGAAGGTGCCGAGGAGCCAACACCGCAGGCATTGCAGATCCATGAGACAGTCGAACGAGCGCTTGAATCGTATGCACCGCGTCCGAGCCATTGGGAACTCGACACGAAGGGCATGATGCGTGCGCTGATCGACGCCTACGCCAAAGGAATCAGCGTGGTGGAAATCATCTGGCACACCGAGAACGGCATCGTCTCACCGCGGTGCTACGCTCCAGTTCCTGCGAAATATCTCGCCTATCCATCAGCCTCGAATGAGATCGACCGGCTCATGATGGCACCGAACGGAGTCAACTATGACACGCTGATCGACTTTCCGCCCGACAAGTTCCTGATCGCAATCTGGCAACAAGGCGGCTGTCACCCGATCCATTCTGCAAACCTTCGCGCTCTCACAAAGTTCTGGCTCGGTGCAATCTATGGTCTCGGCTGGTTCATGCAATACGCGCAGCTTTACTCGATACCTTGGCGACACGCTGAGACGGACGGCAGCGATGAGGCGATGATGAAAGCACAGGAGATGCTGGAGAATATCGGCACCAGCGGCTACGCGGTCACAGGACCCGGGGTTAAGTTCTCGATCATGGACGGCATCAAGGGCGGCGAATCGCTGCCACAGGTCGCGCTGATGAACGAGTCAGACAAAGCGTGCGACATTCTCATGCTGGGTCAGACATTGACTACAGACGTGGGCAGCAGCGGAAGCCGAGCGCTTGGCGACGTTCATGCAACAGTTCGCGGCGACATTCTGCAAGCGGTCGCAACATGGATCGGGCAGGTAGTCACGACACAGTTGATTCCATCAATCGTTCGTATGAATTATGGCGCAGGCATTGCCAGCGAGGACATGCCTTATGCTGAAATCGTCATTCCAAAACCGAAGGATGAGAAAGCAATCGCCGAGCGCATCAAGATCGTCACGAAGGACATCGGACTGCCAGTCTCGAACAAATGGATCTACAACGAACTCGGAGTCGAAGAACCTCAAGAGGGCGAGGCATTATTTGGCGAGGTCGAAGATCCGCTTCCATTGTTGCCAGAGATCACCGAGGCGGCTCGTGCTGACATCGATTTTAGACCGACCGAGGACATGGCGAAGGCAGCGCAGGACGCTCTCGAAATCCGCCGACAGAAGCCAGCATCTGAGCGCGGTATGACCTCCGTAGGCATTGCACGGGCAAGGGACATTTCCAATCGTTCCGAGCTATCCGCGGAGACGGTCAAGCGTATGGTGTCATTTTTCGCTCGCCATGAGATCGACAAGAAGGGCGAGACATGGGGCGACAAGGGCAAGGGCTGGCAGGCATGGCACGGCTGGGGCGGCGACGCTGGCAGAGAGTGGGCAAACGCAAAGCTCAAACAGATCGAGAATGACAAATGAGCAGATGCATGAGGTCGCGGGGCAATGGCTCTCGCCGGTGGATCAGATCTTCGCCGACCTGATCGACAAGAGTTACACCATGACCGCCGGGGCATTTCAGATCGAGGTTCAGCAGGTCATCGACCGCATTCCTCAGTTGTTTTTCCTACTCGATAAACGAGCGCTTGAAACGTCACTCGAAAATGAGATCGGAGCGGCAATCGTCAAATCACTAGAGCGAGAATTATGAAGATCACCATCACAGCGACAGGACTCGACCCAGTGAAGGCATCGATGATCCGCCTGCAATCGGCATCGGTGCGCAAGGTCGCTGTGATGACTGGAGCGCAGGACGCGTTGGAAGTCGTCGAAAAATACTACAACATGGGAGGGTCAAAGCTGTGGGAAAATCCATCGCTTCCGACTCATGGACCGGGACGTAAGAAAACGCAGTGGTGGCGAAAAGTAGCAGGCTCATGGTCAATCATGGGCGCTAGCGGATCAGGCGTGACACTACGCAGCAAGGGTGCCATCGGATTTTCGCACAAAGTCACTGGCGGAACGATTACCGCCCGACGTGCAAAGTTCCTCACGATCCCCATCGTGCCAGAAGCGCACGGTCTGACAGCTCGGACATACAGCCGAACAATCGCCCCACTATTCGCCGTCAAAGGCGTTCTAGCGCAGGCAGATGAAAACTCTCCAACCGGTATCAAACCAGTATTCGTGCTGAAAAAATCCATCACGCAGAAGCCATGGAAGAATGCACTTCCACCTGAGAAAACCTATCTCGATGCGTTCACGAACGGAGCGCTCGAAAGCATCATTGCACAGGTCGAGGGAGCTACTTAAAAAAAAGCAATTACAAGCCAGAATCGGGTGGTAATCTTCTACTCGAAATGGCGAACGAAATCATCAGTGCATCATTCCAGACCGAAGTGGAAGCTTTGGCTGAAAGCATTGTGTATCTGCCCGAAGGTGAGCATGAAATCCATGCGACTGTGAACGGCAAGCCTGCCAAGCGCAAGGTCAAGGTAGATGAATCGATCCTCGCTTCGTTCACTAACGACTTGCAAGCTCGCCAATCTCGCAACGTGCGACCATTCGCAGGCTTCGACCACAAAGCCGGTCCGGCATCATTCATTCCTAAAGAGTTTCGATATGAAACGGGCGTTGGACTTGTGCTGGACATAGAGTGGACGCAAGCAGGCAAAAGCGCCATCGAGGGCAAAGACTACTCCTACTTCTCTCCAAACTTTCTTCTTGCCAACGGCACGCCAGCAGGTCTGCCGACACACGGCGAGATCGGCTCGCTAGTCAATGAGCCAGCATTCGAGGCGATGGAAAAGATCGCTGCATCATACAACGAAACCAATATGGACATCAAACCACTAATCGACCTTGGACTTGTTGCCGAGGATGTTGACCCTGAGAAAGCAATGGAAATTGCCAAGCTCGAAATCGAAGCCATGAAAAGCAAGATCGCTGAGATCGAGGCTGGCTACATGACGAAGGAAGCCGACGCAGTGCAAGCTGCTGCCAACCATGCGACCGAGCTTGAAACAGTCGTTGCATCGCGTGACGCACTCGCCAGCGAAGTTGAAACACTCAAAGCATCTCTCGCTGAAATCGAGGACAAAGCTGCTGACAGCGTGATCGAGGAAGCAGTCAAAGCTGGCCGCATCGCTCCGCAAGATGACAAAGCCAAATCGTTCTGGAAGGCTCAAATCAAAGCCGACAAGAGCAATCTTGAAATTCTCAACGCCATCCCAGCCAAACCAGTCAACGGCGAAACCGTTCTCGCCGGTAAAGCTGACGAAGGCACCAAACAAACCGAACTCAAAGGACTCGCACTCGTCGAAGCTTCCTTCAAAGCTCAAAACCAATCTCACTAAACAAACAATACTATGCCAAACAACCTAACTCTGTTAGACCTTGCCAAGCTCAACGGACATGATCCCATCGTCGGTCTGATTGAGGAAGTCGCCAGTGCCTCGCCCGAGGTGACAACCATCCCAGCTCGCACGATCCGCGGCACGTCCTACAAGACAGTGACCCGCAACAGTCGCCCGAGCGCTGCATTCCGTCAAGCCAACGAAGGCACGGACGCTACCAAATCGAATTTCACCGAACGTCTCGTTGAGTGCTTCATTCTCTCCGCACGCGTTGAAGTCGATAAGGCTGTCGCTTACGGTTATGAGGACGGTGCCGAGGCTCTCCAAGCCATCGAGGCAATGGGAGTTATGCGCGCTGCTCTGACCACAGTTGGAACTCAAACCATCTATGGCGACAATGCAAGCTCGAAAGGCTTCGCTGGTCTGCAAACATTGGTTAGCGCTCTCGGCAGTGACATCGTAGTTGACGCAGGCGGCACAACCTCTGCGACTGGTTCCTCGGTTTACGCCATCAAAGCTGGCAACACAGGCGTTCAATACGTCTACGGCAACGGCACGACCTTCGACCTCTCGCCATTCCGCGAAGGCGATGCAGTTGATGCAGACGCCAAGCGCTACGCAGCATTCATCGCTGACCTCACCGCATGGATCGGCTTCCAGTGCGTCAACAAACATGCAATCGGTCGTTTGAAAAAGCTCACCGCAGACAGCGGCAAAGGATGCACAGACGCCAAGATTGCCGAGCTTCTCAGCAAGTTCCCAGTTGGCGAGCGTCCGACTCACTTGCTCATGTCGCGTCGTTCCGCATTCCAGTTGCAAATCAGCCGGAACACAACCCCATCGACCAAGCAGGAAGCCTTCACCGGCATCCTTCCCGGTGTGCCAACGGAATCCTTTGGAGTTCCAATCATCATCACCGACTCGATCGTTGACACCGAAACCCTCAGCTAATCCTAACTAAATCAAATCATGAGCT